GAGGGGCTTTTGCAATCTCCCCGTCGAATTCTGTTTCAAGTGTAGTTTCTACTCCAATTTTCATTTTTTCAGCTAATCTATAAACGATCATGAATTTCTTTTCAGACCAAGATTTGTAATCAACTTCTAAGTTAAAAATTCCTGGTAAATTAAGACTTCTCCAATTATCAGCAATATAAGGTAAAATTTGTACAAATGCCTTGTCTAATTCTACTTCTTTTTCTTGCCTGTCCTTTAAATAAGAAGTAACTTCTTCCATTACGCCTATAGTAGGAGGCTTCATTCTAATAACACCAGCTGATCTTGTTTTTATTACATATGTTCTTTCGGTATTACTATAATAATCTTCTATTTCTGTAGGAACTACAGATGGGATTAAGTTAGAAACAGAAAGTTCAACATCTACTTGTCTTTTAGTTTTTTCAGTTTTACCCTTTAAAATAATTTTATTTTCAGGTTCTGGAAAAGATAAATCTCTGATGCTAAGTAAGATAATTATCCTATCTTCTTCCAAGAGGTCTTTATATGATAGTTTTTGCTTATCAGACAATAGTTGAGTACATGACTCTACTATAGCATTTAATTTTTCTTCCATGTCGATGTAGTTGGTTTCATCCATCGTTGAAAAATGTCTAATTTCCTTCGCTCTAGCAGACCTAATTTGTATTACTAGATTTTCAGGATAAAATTTACCCTTAGACGGAAGAGTATCTTTATTCAAAAGATGCCAACCTAACATCTGATCAGCAGATTTATCTGGTCTTGCTTGTCCAAATTGATCCATGTTTACCTTTCCTAATCCAACTGAAGATATTTCTTCAATCATTGCATCAGCTTCAGTATCTTGTGGAGATTCTACTGTTCTTTGATTAATTTGATCTTTGGCGTCTAACGCTTTCATAGCATCGCTATCGTTTTTTTTGTTATTATCGCTCATATTACTTTTTATTTAAGTTTTTAACAGTTTGTTTAATAAATGATTTTTGTTCTATTTGTTGTTTGCTCAATTCGGCTTGGATCAACTGTCTAATCCATGCGCTTACTGATACAGGTCTCTCTTCGTTTTCTAGCGCTTCGTTTAGAATGACTCGATTAACATGAGACACTTCATCTTCTGTTAAGAGAACCTGAAGTTTTTTTGTTAATTTATGGTTTGTCATAATCTTTATGATATGTTAATAATATAATATATTTATCTTACAAAATAAAAGGAGGCATCATAAGCGATCCTCCTTTTAAAAAGTTATTAGTTTAATTCTTCTGCCCAAACATCAGCTCTCCACTGAACTTCTAAGTCTACAGGCTCTGGAGCACCGTAATCTAAAGTTCCAGTCATTGGTAAACCTGATACAATGAAACAATCATCAAGTGTAATCTTTCTGTAAATATCACCCTCTCTGTTGAATTGTACAATTACCATAGTACCGACATAGTTCTTCTTAAGACCCATTTCGCCAGTTTCTGGATTGTATGCTGCTCTATACCATTGTCTCATAGTTTTATATAAGTATGCTTGGTTAGAGTCGTTTAAATTTAATGTAAAGTTTACAGTAACATCTACCGCGGTTTGATCTATCATACCTGCATATGATCTAGTTGCGAATTTGTATTTCTGTTCTACAGGTGATACGGCATTGTGCAATGTATCTAGACCTGAAATTGATTTTACATGTTGGAGCAATAATTCTTGTCCAGCTACGCCGTCTGGAGGTAAAATAGTTACCTCAAACAGGTTTCCTTGTACCGGTTCAAAATTTTTGCCTTTTTTGGACGTTTGGTCCTCTGAATAATGTGGTAAAGCCATATCTTTAATTTCTTATTTATTTTATATATCTAATTTTGTTATGCAAAGTTTCCAGTTGCGATTTCTCCTGTGTTCAAGATAGTTACTCTCGATACTAAGATTTCAAGTCCTTTAACTGGCTCAACAAATGTATCTAAAATACCCATGTTATTATCGATTACTTCGTTAGTGTTATTTGTTCCGTCCATAATATTTCTATAGTCGTATACACCTCCGTCTTTTTTAACTGATTCCATAAATGAATCTGCTAAAGTCTTAATCTCTAATCTTGTTTGAGCATTATTGAATTCGAATAAGTAGTTTTTCAAGATTTCTGCTAAACCATCTTCAATGTAGATCATTGCTTCTCTCACGTGAGCTGAAGATAACGCTGATTGAATACCTTGTTGTGCAGTCTTATTACCTTTAATGGTTAAACCAACGCCTCTTTCGAATACGATTGGGTTATATCCAAATGGCTCTAAGAAATCTCTGTCATCTTTATCAAATGCAAATTCTAAACCTTGTACACCTATTCCACCTACAACACCTCTTCTTGGTCCTGCGATGATAGACCATGGTAATGCGTCTAAGTATTTGTCGATATAGTTGTTTGATACGTATGCTGCTGGTGGAATTACTTTAACTCTTCCGTTTTCTAACACATTTAAACCTGGACCATAATAGAATCCGAAGTTTGCACCTTCACCAATTGAAGGTAGTGTGTAGATTGAATCTGGGTTAAGGTCTAAATTACCTCCAGTTGAAACTAATCTTGCTTTAAATACTCCTTCTGAATCCTTAAATGAAGGATTAGTTGCAGCTTTAAATTCTTTTACCATTGGTGCGTTAAGAATTGCAGAAGCGTTTTGTCTTTCTTTACAAAGTTGCGATAATTGCTCTTTGTTTAAGATTGTGCCTCCAACTCCTAATGAACCGAATGTATCAACAACATATCTAAATGTAATTGCATCTTTATCAACTAACGTATTAGCTAGACCTGATCCTGGAACCATTACGTCTAGTAATTCTTTAATAGATTTCTCAGTTTGAGTTGCACCAACTAATGGGAACATAGTATATGTTAATGTAGACTCTTCATATCTCTTAAGAGCGTATGCTGGTCTTTTGACTATGTGTCTAGAAATACTGAATCTATAAAGAGTTGCATCATCTTTGATTTCTTTTTTAATTCTTGTAATTCTTGCTGCTTTAATTGGAGTAGAATCATCTTTATCTGCTGGTACATACATACCTACTTTAATGTTTGACCAATCAAAGTCATCAGATACTGTATTTACTGTGAATGTAAATTCTCCAGCTGAAGTGTTATCATAATTATATGCGCCTGCACCTACTGGGAACATTACAGCTCTATCGTTTTCTGAAATATCGAATTGTAAGAAGTTTTCTGTTGCTACGTGCACAAACGGTAAAATTTGATTTAAGTTACCGTTGTATTCGACAGGATCGAATCCTGTACTTCCTACAGGAGATATAACTGTTTTTGCCACTCCGTTGTAATCGACACCTTCATCAACATTTCCTACTAATACAAATTCTCCAGCATTAACTGATTTTAAATATTTATTATTATTTGCAAAACCAGGCTGTGTAATAGATTGACTGTCTATAACTATATTTCCATTTTCGTCTACCGATACTGGTACATTAGCAAAGGTAACTGGCGTTACGCCATTTTGAGAAAATGTTTTATATGCAGATTCGTTTGGCGCTCCAGTTAAAGTTAATGTTGTATTAGCTCCGTCATAATCGATATCTGTTACTTGTACATATTCTCCGTCTACAGATGATTCAAGCCACTGGCCTACAAGAATGTCTGCTCCTGCTCCACTACCATCATAATCTAATATTGTCAATTCATCTCCAACAATATTAATTATTTTATTTAAACCTGTTACTGTACTAGGTGCAATAGCTTGATCAACTCTATGTGAAAGTAATTGATAATCTTGATATACATCAAATGTATTACCTACTAAGTCAATTTGTGCTAACGCATCTTCATTTATTGCACAGAATAAACCTGTTCTTCTAGCTTCGATGTTAACTAAAGTTTCAATGTATAATTGACGACCTTCGTTATCCATGAATTCTGGAATTAATGATCCAGTATACTGTGCTAATAAACTAACTTCTCTTAATCCAGCGAATTTAGCAAACTCAGATCTTAATAGACCTTTATCTGTAAACATTCCACCATATGTTGGGTCGTTATTTAATTCTGCCGCGTCGAATTT